TGTAGTTCCTGCACCTTTTACGACAGTAAAATTAACTGTTGAAGTAGCAACCAAGTCACCACCAGAAACTGCACTGACTCGACAGTAAGGCATAAAGAAACGCACATAATGTCCTGAACCATCGTCTACTTGCAGACCAATCGACATTAAATCGTCATCAATAAAACGTGAAGCCGCCGAAAGTTGATTAGGTTGTGCATTCAATGTGAATGTTCCAGATATCGATAAATCGTTTCCAATAACATAAGACGCTGACGGATAAACTGAACCAGTCAAATCCTGCAACCCTGGCGCTTGAATGTCTCGATTTAAAGTAATATCTGCATTTTGTACAGTCACTTTATTACCTGCACTAAACAAAGAACCCTTTGCCGTACCATCTGCCGCCATATATACCGAGGCATTTTTCATTGACAGCGGCGAAAGTGCGCTTGCAGTTGCCGTCGTTATTGTCGGCACAATTACATCATCAGCATCAATTGAAGCTGGAGCAGATGCAACATTCACAACCGCACCAGATACACTCGAAACTGTTGTTGCTCCGCGAGATGCACCAGACGAATTGTTGTAAACAATAATCGGTTCATTTGCGAAAAATAGATTCTTCGCCGCCGCACCCGGAACACCCGCAACTGACGGAGTATTGATTGTGATTGCATTTGTTGAAATACTTGCAACAGTTGCCTGCCCTCCAAGATATAATCGATTGGCCATTGCAGAAAGGCTATAAATCAAATTACCGTTTTTTGCGATTGAAACTGACATTTCATTAAAAATTGATCCTGCCGCGGCAGTCATGAAATTTGAATCTGTCAATTGCCAAGTTGAAAACGTGTTTGCTTGATTGGCGAAATAATAAGAATATTCCCCCGATGTTGCTTGCGCTCCAAAAAATTTTAACAACAAATAATCTTCAGCCGGTTTCCCTGCACCGTTTGGCTTTGCCATGAAATTGAAAGAAGTATTTGCAAATTCAAGATAATTTGTTGCTTGATCTTGTGTTATAACTTGCGCGCCTGTCTCTGAAAAAGTCGTTGTGTTAACTGTCTGATCCCAAACTGGCGCATCAGTTAAAACGAACGACTGTTCTGATGACGAATCAGTTCCGGATGGAGCGCTTGACAACGTTCCCGCGGTACTTTCATCGACAAAAACTAGCTCCGTAGCCTTTTGTCTCAAGACTGCGGTTGAAATTGCTGTTGCCATTTTATTGCTCCTAAATTATTATTTCGCCACTTCCGGCGCGTTAAATGCTGTCGTGTAAATTACAGCATACTCTAAAATAACGATACCAGCCCCACTGCTGGCCTCGCCTTCAAAACGGACTTCCGTTGAAGTCAGTCGTAAATCTGTTAATAAAGCATCAATCGTCGATGAATTCGCAATTGCGGTTTCGCATTCACTAGAAATCGTGTCGAGTTTATCGTCTAAATTTGTAGTATCGTCGGCATATCCTTCGATCCGCATTGTCAACGATCTTGTAATTAATCTTGTTGCTCCGCCAATTTCGAAATCATCGCTATTTTCCGTCAAAGAATATATACAAAGTCCAGGCAGTTTCGCCTTTTCCATCGGATAAATCCGAGATTGGAACACGTTCGCGCCTGTTGTAACTAATGACGTACAAGCGCTTGCAAATGCTTCCCTAATTTGTTGTCGAACGTGGCTCATACTTATGCTTCTAAAATCAACGTTGTTGCGCCTGTTCCGTCGGCCTGTACTCCGCGTACCGTGTATGTAGTTCCTGACACTGCAAGCGTGTCTCCGTGTGCAACTGAGCTAATATCCGATGTCCTACAGTTGAAAGTCGCATTCTTTCCCTCAATCGTTGTTTCTCCGCCGGGGATTTCAAAATATACATTCCCGAAAATTCCGTTAATAGTAACCGCGCTTGCTCCCGCCGCCGTATAAGTTCCGGCAGTACCAGATAAATCTGTCGAATAAAATTCTGCTAAATCCGCGTCTGATTCGATTGCCATTTTTCTTTGGTTTTTTTGCGTGTTTTTTTAGTGTATTCTGCTTTTCCCATTGCGACTAATGTTGCCGCATCTTCGTCTGAAACGCTTTCAATCTCTCCTGCCATAAGCGGAGAACTATCGATTGCAGTATTCTTTAAAATTAAAATATCAATCATAATTTTCTGTTGAAATAAGCGACCGTCGAAACGGCCGCCTAAGTTAAAATCATTTACGCTGTCAAAACATCCAGACAAGCGGCGAATGATTGCGCGTGGCGAACTGCCAGATCGACCTCTTGAAGGACGATTATGCGAATTGTTCCTTTTGACCCAGATGTGTAGGGGTCGACTAGAACATCTGGTGTATTCCAGAGGCCCAGGATTATTTGACTAAAATCCCCAAAAATTAAGGCCGATGCAACCGATGAAGAACCCTTTGTCAATGTTGACGAAACGTTCGTTGTGATTGCCAGAGGATAACCATAAAGAGAACTCCACGGATCATTTAAAATCATGACTGAATCCGTTGAACTAACTTTTGCAGTTGAAGACAATTTGCTTTTCACTTTTGGATTTGTCAACCATCCAAGAGTCCCAGCATTCAATGCGGCATTGTCTATCTCAACTTCTTTGACCAAAGGTGGAATGTGCGTAGACCAAGCTGGGGCAAGGCCATTCGTGCCTCCGGCAATATTTCCAATTCCAGTTGTTGCGACAATTCCGCTGGGTTCAGCACCCGATCCTCCATGAATTGCAACTGACTCAATCTTGTCAGCCATTGCCCCCAAAATATCATCGCGGACAATTGCTTCGATTGATGGATCGCTTTCCAAGAGTAATAATCTGCTGACATCTTCAAAACATCCAAGTGTGCGCCCCTGCATACTTATTTGTGCAGTCGTTTGATTAACTGCCGCGACCGCCGATTCCTCAGCTACAAAGGCCGCCGTCACACCCGCCGAAACTTTTGGGATTGTGATTTTGGTTGTCAGTCCAGACATGATTCGCATTCCAAGCCCAGGCATAACCATTTTAGCCCGAAGCGCACCAACGAACTCAGACCCAAGCTGTTCCTGTGGAGCAAAAAATCCACCTGAAGCATTTGTTCCAACGGTCATTACTGTCCGTTTTTCAAGTTCAGTTTCATTGCGATTTCCAGTCCATGCATAATCCGGAACGAAAAATCCTTGTGGAGTTTTGCTTTGTCGATGACCCACTTCCTGGGACATCTCTGCTTCAAAACCTGCACCACTCCAATCGCCACGACTTGCCGCATTTAAAGCACGAAGCAGGGAATATTTGCGTTGCTCTTTTGGCTTCACGTCAACATGGTCGGGTGAAACTTCAAGTGGTTTTGATTCGATTTTATTGAGCATTTTTTCACGAAACGCAAATAGACCAGTTCCGTTATGTATGCTTTCGTCTGCAAAGTCGCGCAAATTATGACGTATTCCTAGCGCTTGCATTTCTTTTATTTCTTTAGCACGATCCGCAAGTGCGTCCTGACGTATTTTGTCAGAATCTACACTTGGCGTTTCCGCAATGATTTCTACTTTTTCCATTTTTTTACTTTCAATTAAAGTTTTGGTTTTTTCAGCTCTACCTATGCCTACCTGAGAATCGGCAGGAATCGAAACAACTGAAATTTCTTTAGGTTGAAACTTCGCTCGGTAAACATCTTGGCCCTCGCGCTGTTCATCCTGTTTCATTAATTCGGTGATTGTATAACCAACCGAAATATTAGCTCGGATTTTGTCTTGAACGTCTCTGAATATTTCTGAAGCGAGTGATCCGTTCCCGAATCTCACCACCGCGCGAGACTTTCGCTCGGTTTCAGATAATGTTGCAGATTCGACCACACCAATCTGAGTTTCTGGATCATGCGACAATAACAAAGGCGCACGTCCACTTCCTATAAAATCAAAATCAATGTCTCCACGTTCATGAGATAAAATCTCCCATCCGAAAGACCGCAAAACTGGCTCCTCCGATGCAAACGAAATTGACATTGTACGGTTGTCTTCTTCACATTCAGCTCTTTCAAACTCAAGTGCAAAAGTCCGCGTTTCCAATCCTTCAAAATCTTTTCTTTCTTCTTCATTCATCATCTTCACCTTTATCGATTTCTGGTTGTGCCGCTGTCTTTGCTCCCAACGGCATTAGGTTAATTTTCAAATTGTATCTGTCGGCCATTTCTAAATCGGATTGAATTGCGCTGAATACTTCTTCAACATCACGTCCGCCTGTTTGTTGTGCAACATCTGACATTGAAAGAAATCCGTTTTGAAGACCTGTTACCGCGGCATTTATCTCACGCTGGGGATCGACCCAGGCATATCCACGCGCTCGAAAAATCACTGAATCAGCAAATTTATTGAAACGATCCGATGGAAACGGAATTGCGCCGCTTGTGATTCCTAAGCCCAACCACTCACGAAAAATCGGATTTGCAAAATGTTCAATCAAAAATCTCTGGTGCATTTTGTAGTTGTCGCGCGATTCAATTGTTCCTGCTCTGATTGAAGAATAGCTGACTGATTCCAGATTGCTCGAAAGCGTCACATAATCGAGTCCCAACCCGCTTGCGATACTTCGCAATATGGCCTTATGAAAATCAGCAAATCCCGAATTTGGATGATCCATAGACGGAGAAACAATTGAAACTCCGGGTGGTAAATTTGTTATGCTCCCCGGTTCACCCGCGTCCATAATCGGTGCAATCCCATCGCTATCAAAATCATCTCCCGAATATCCAACGCCGTCTTGTGTCTGCAAAAACATCGACTTCGAAGCAGACAATCGAGCGGCCACAAGTTCGGCTTCAGAATAACCATTGAGCTGGTGAATCTGATTCATTACAGAAGCAAACAACGGAACACCGCGTGTTTGTTGACAACGTTCCGGTTTATAAATATGCATTATATCTTCTGCCGGAATACGAACACGTCCACCTGTTTTTCCATGCGTGTCGTATGGATGCGCGCCGTCGTGTAGATGATATGCAACCGGCTTGTTGTACTGATTAAGCTCAACACCCATCACAACTTTATTCCCATTTTTTGCAGGGACGTTGTATTCTTCGTCCAGATAATCCGGTTCAAGAAACTGCATTGCATAACCGAACCGGTTGTCCGCATTGCGAATGTGTTTTATTAATACTTCGCCATCGCGAACAAGAGACTCTTGAACCAACTGTTGTGCATCAATCCATGAGTGTCTCCCGGAAATTTCACATACACCTTTCTGACTCCATTCCTTCCAAGCACGTTCGACAATATCGTTTCCAGACATATCCAAATCACCCTTGAGTTGTCCAGGTCTCGGAATGTTTCGCGCCCTCACTTGCAAATGCAATCCTTTATCTCCCACCACTTGAGTGCGAAAAATCTGCAATGCTTTTGCCGCGATCGGTTCATTCCTCGCAAGTTGTCTGCAACGGTCTCGCAATTTCCGCAACGCCGGTCGAATTTCTGAATCTGCACTTGTTGAATTTCCGAGAAATCCGGATAATAATCTGCCGGTTCCAGCTCCGGAATAATTACGTTGATAAGGAAAACGTCGTTTCTCTGTTTTCCCCCAACTTGCAGGATTGTACCAACTCATTTAAAACCTCACTAAAATGTTTTGCCCTGTATGTTTGCCAGATAGCGCACGGTCTTTTTGAATTTCACGGCGGAAAACAGTCTTGTAATAATTCAACTCTCCGCGAACTTCGTCGATTGATCGCAATGTATTTGAACGGTCTGAAACTGAATAGGCGGTTGTCAACTTTTGTGCCAGACTTTCAAGAGTAGTTTCCAGAAAATCCACCATTTTCCCGGCGTGGCTCCGCGGATCGGCGGAAGATGTAACCAGATTTTCTTTAACTTCAAATTTTCCTGTATCTAACGCAAAACGCTCGGAGTCTGAGCTTCTGGTGATATACATACTCCAGGCATATGTGCCGCTCGTATAATTTGCCGTCGTGCTTGAATTAATTTCTACTAGGTAATCAGTCCCACTTTCGGAAGCTACAAAGGAAAAATTAGTGCTTCCTGCACCCAACAACCTTGCGCGATAACTTAACGCATATGTCGCAGGCGCATACGTGCTTCCAATGTCGGTGCGTTTCCAGACCCAACGATCTCCAATGGTTAATGTCTCAGGTTCCGTAATTGGATATTCTGCTGAATCAAATAAATTATTCATTTTTTACCAGTTTGTTGCCCATGTTTTTGGACGTTGTTTAAATTGATTCTTTTGTTCCGACTTTCGTACTTCAGATAGTTTCTTCTGAATGATGCCCATATTCGCGTTTAACGAACGAAATGCCGCGAGGTTATAGACCATTAGGTCAAGTGCTTCATTGCGAGGACGCAACCTTTTAAACTCCATTCGCGGTATTCCGGCTTTATATCGTTTAACAAGTCGCTCGCTGGTGAGCTGGAGAAAAAATTCTTCATCTAAAAAATCCGGAAAATGTACGAAACCCGGAGCTTTTACATCATTAATCTTTAATCTCGCAAGTATTTGAGTCTTGAGCGTATTGACTCCCAGCGGCCAGACGTTACAATTCGCCGTGTTGTTTTTGGTTGGACGACCCACCTCCGCCCGATTTATCCCACCTATGCCCTTTATTGCGCGAACACCAGTCGCCTCAAGTCTCTTGCAAAATCGATAAACATTTCCAGTTTCGTAACCGCTATCAATAAACGATCTTGTAATCCGTAAATCATGACCCGATGGATGCGGCCAACTTTGTTTTAAATATTCTTCAACTTCGTTCCAAAGTGCATCGGAAGTTGGCGAACCATAGAAAATTTGAAAACCGACAACCCATGTTTGATTTGCTGAATAACCATTAACCAAAACTTCGATTCTATCGGCTTGCACGTCTGCACTTGCACACAAAACCCCGATGCTTTTGTCAGGCAATGGCGCTTCAAAGTTTTCAGCGCGAGCCAATATATCATTCGTTTCGACTCCATCCCCCTCGTCTTCTGACCAACTCTGAGCCAAAACGGTATTGACGAAAACCCGCAAACTCTCTTGACCGGTGTGCTTGCTTTCCAAAAACAATTTAGCAAGTTCATCAATATCGACCCATGGCGAATAAAGCCCCGATAAATGGAAACCAGCCGTTCCCGAAAATGGTGCAGTCGCGATCCACTCTCCGGATCGAATTGCTTGTTTTCGCTGTGTGTCAGTCCATTCAACATCACATTCTGAACAGTGGTATTTTGCAGTTTCTGGTTTGTCTTTTTCCCATCGTACTTGAGACCATTCTAAAACTTGCGGCGTTTCGCAGCCATGACATTTCAAATTGTAATATCGCTGGTCGCTGTCTTCGAATGCCGATTCAATCCTCGAAGCACCTTTGACCGTTGGCGTTGAAGTCAACAAAACTTTCTTGTTCCAGAAAGTCGCGGTTCGCCTTTTCCCCAAATTGACCGGATCACCTTCTGTACCTGCACTCAAGGGATAACGATCAACCTCATCCGCAAGCAAAATCCGAATTGGTCTTGAAGCAAGCGAGGCCGGAGAATTAGCCCCGCAAGCCGTAACATGACCCCCAGGAAACTGTTTGTGCAATGTCGTGTTTCCGCTGTCCCTTGACCTTGCATCTTTGACTTTGTTTTTTAATGCTGGTGTATCTCGAAGCATCGGAGCAAGCCTGTCCTTGCTCCACGTCTGCGCCATTTCTAAAGTTGGTTGCATACACAAGATCGGCGCTGGATCATGTGAAATAAAATAACCAATGATATTGTTTATTATCTCAGTCTTCCCAATCTGACTGCCGGACATAACCACGATCTCAGAATATTGCGGATCGCTAAACGCGTCCATAATTCCGCGCTGATATTCTGCATTTCCAGTTGTAAACATTCCGGGCATCGCACTTGCTTCCGGCGACAGTATCCGTTCAGCATCCGACCATTCTGCAACGGAAAGTTTAGGCGGAGGAAGAAACCGTTTTGCTTGTTTTCTCCGTTCCGCTTTTGCTTTCTGATGTCCGGCCTCCGTCGTCTGATACGAGTCTGGAAATTTCTGCAAG